ATACCACCACCGAGTACAGCATTTTCTAATACTGTAGTTGGGTTTGCACCCATGGCAATAGATTTGCTTGCTGATACAAGGCTAGAAGCAAGCGAATTTGCTAACGTGGTGCTAGTTACATACCCTGATGAAACAAGTGCCGAAGATATTCCACTTACAGCCGCACCAGTTAACGCACCTGTAATGGCACCCTTTAATGCTGCTTGTATAACATCTTGGCCAGTTACTGCAGCTTTTGTGGCACTAAGCCCGCCACCAACTACTGCGCCTTTACCGGCTGCAGTTATTGCGGCATCTAAAGCTGGAACACCAGTAAGACTTGTTGAAGCAGTGGCAGCAGTTGGTAAAGCAGTTCCACCCGTTGTTCCTGCAAGACCACTAAAGACATCTCCACTAACAGCTGGTGCACTAGCTGCTCCAGTAGCAGCGGCAGCTCCAGTAGCAGAGGCAGCTTCTGGTACAGCAGTTCCTCCAGCAGTTCCTGCAAGCCCACTAAAAACATCTCCAGCAGTGCTTGCAGCTGTGCCTGCAGCTCCAGCGGCTTCTGGTACAGCAGTTCCTGCAACTCCACCTAATCCCGCAGCACCTTCTGTGCCTGCACCAATAGCGGCGCTAGTACCAGCTTCTGCAGCGCCAACACCAGCAGCAGCTAAACCACCAAATGCCCCAGCAGCAAGCAAAGGTACCATGTAACCATTATTTTGAATAGCATTAATTAATCCACCTTGATTATTAGCATCGTAATTAATTGCACCAATGTCAGAAAGGTGATTAATCCATGACCAATAGTCACCTTGCCAATCTGCTGGTTTTGCAGGAGTTGGGCCATATTGGCTCATATCAACCGCATTGCCATTAGCCATTATTAATTGACCGCTAGGGTCAAAATGAGCAGAGCCACCAGTATCAGGAGCATTTAAAGCCTCTCCACTAGCGCTATAAGTAACACCTGTTGATGGGTCTGTAAAACCGCTACCACCAGTATCTACAGGGTTTCCATTTTCATCAAATGGTTGGCCATTTTGTACGTAAGCTACAGCCATGATTAATTATCCGATCCAAGCAAAACATCGGCATTGTAGCCGACGAGTTTTGTGTTTTGAATAATAATCTGCAGTAATGTCATTTTATATCCGAGAGGTTCCTATATACACTAATACGCACTTTTATGGCTTTACGCCCCGTATTAGTGGCTCTTACCGTTAATTATCAGGGTTACTTCCTTAGCCCAGTCTTGCCAGTTTTCAAAGTCATCTGGAGTAGGCACAGGGAAGGCAGCAAAGGTAAAAGTACTAGCAATTACCGATGCTGTGTCTTTCCAGTTTTCTTCCGGGTGATATGGTATGTTTAATTGGCCGTAATAAATAATAAAGTTACCGTTCCAATCTTCCCAGCTTGATAGTTCTGGTACAAAAGGAAAGAACTGCTGGTTGTTCTTATTGACGTAAGTCGTCATGGCCGCTCGTCACCAAATTCGCAGGTAATTAAGTTACGACCCATTTCATAATTACCGTCAATTGTATTAGATTCAAATTTTAACCTAATTAAGCGGTGCTCAACGCGAAGATCAATTTTACCAGTGTCTTGTGTAAAATAGTATGGGCCAGAGTCTTCTTCCATAGGACTAGATGCAAACTTACGACCCAAAATAGTCATGGACATGGTGCCGGTTTGCAAGAAATTTGGCTCTACACGACGTAAGTGCATGCGGCGGTTAATACCCACCAACCCATCTTGACTCGGATTACCTGTTAACCAACCAATATCGCTGGTAGTAATGCTAGAGTACACAGCAGTTTCGGTGTTTAATCCAACAGCATTTTGCCCATATTCGTGTTGCCAAATTGTAAAACCACCGATTTGCTGATACACTAAAGCGCCCGGAACTACTGTAATAGGTGATTCCTCAGTAAAGGTTACTAGCGTAACACCTGGTGCTCCGATAGTTGTATTGATCGTATATACTGCGGAACTTACTTGGTATGTGGAATTATAATCTGCTGTTTTATCAAAAGTGATAATTGTGCCCGGACTAAACACAGGTGTAACATCTCCAGCGATATACATTTGATCAGTGGTTGGGGCTGGCAAACTAGCTGGATGAGCTATTACAGTATATGGTTGACTAAAGGTGGGTGTGTAGTTCCAATCAGCCCAGATAGGTGTTGGGAAAATCTCAGTGGTATATCCGCAAGAGCGTTGCGCACCTACTGCTGAACCAGCATCGTACCACAGCTTATCTTTAGTATTATAGATAATTGCGTCAGTGCACTCTGTAGCTGTGCCACGTGGATAAAAGAACCAAATCTCGTTATAGCGTGGAACCTTAGTGGCCCATACTTTTTGACGTTGAGTGTAGTTGATGTTATCGAACAACCAGTTTACGTTCTTATCATTTGGCACCACTTGAACGCTACCATTGTAGGCATAGAAACGATCAACACCCATCCACCAATATACACCATCCATCTCTACTACAGCGTTAGATGACATGATTGAGATTTGGCTAGAAATAATATCGTAATTCCAATATTGACTAGTAGGTGTTGTACTAGAAGCCGAAGAGTTAAATGAAACACGAATTAAAGAATCTGTTGCCCAAAATAGACCAGCTGGAGAATTGGTGCCTCCACGCATTGGTATACCTTTAACAATCTTGGAAGACGATACGTTGGTTTGGTTAGCTAACGGACCATTCCAATCGTAAAAGTTTTGTTGCAAATAGGTGCTGCTTACATTGTTGTTTGCAATATAGCCATGAGAACCATATACAAATATAAATGGATATAGCACACAAACACCACCATCGACACTAATAGGCTGATATGTTGGTGCTGTGCCCATACTATCGGATAAGCCGCTAAAATTCCAAATATTACCAGCTGATGGTGCAATATTTCCAACTAAAACTTGTGATGGAACACCATTATCAATATCGTTAAGATTGTATCCGGGGTGGGCAAATAGAGAAAGATTACCACCCATTGGGCTAAACTGAGAATCAAACTGCCAAGTAATACGGTAAGGCCCATTTTCTGGGTCTTCTGTAAATACCGGTGTATTGTTTAACCAAACATTTGTGGGGCTTCCAGTAATTGTAGTAGTGACAGTTACTGTCGTATTTGGGGATGTGTAGGTTGGTGTGCCAGTTGTAGTATAGTTTACTGGAGAAGTCTGGCTGAAAATTACTTTTGTGCCTGCAGGAAAACTAGACCTTACATCACCAGCAATTACAAATGTGGTGGTTGTGTGGGATACTAAAGTAAACTGTACAGTGCCGGGTAAAATATTTGCTGTAAATGGTCCCGCACCAGTGCCATAGTTAATACCGCAAGTAAATACATCAAGCTCTTGATATGTGCCAGCAAAAATGTAGTTAACACCGTTGTATGGTTGTGACACCATGCCGCGATAGATGCCTACGTTACTAGTAAATATTGTACGATAGCCACCCATCTTTTTAGGGTCCCCACGTTGAAACCGGCACCACACACCGTCGGTGTATTGATCGTTTTGAAACTGAGTACCGTCGCGCTTAATCCCAGCCGGAATTGCTAGGCTGTAGATTGACGTATATTGTGAGGTATTTTGTTGCTGATTATCAGCTGCCATTTAGAACGTTCCACCACTAAATGTTGTTGCTGTAAGTCTTCCGTTTACTGTTACTACTGGGGCAGATAAATTGGTTGCGTTAATATCTATAATTTCAGTACCGTTTGCTGCAAGTCCTAAAATACTGGTTCCTCCTAAGTACATACCTGTAGCATTGTCATTTAAAAATGAATATGATGGAGCGCCTGCAATACCGTTAACTGCTTTAAAAGAGCTAGATGACGAAGAGTTTAAAATATATAAAAACTCACCATCGCTTAATATGGTATATGTATTACCGGTTGCCAAGGATAAAGGAGATTGACTACTTCCTTGATTTTGGAATGTTACAGCGTAACCAGTTTGGTTGGTATTATTAACTAAAATATATAGCTGAGTAATAGCTGGAAATGTTACAGCTAAGGTCTGAGTACGAGTACCAGATTGCGCTACGTATGTTTGAATAATTGGGGCATTAGAAACTAAATTAAGTGTGTTTCCAACAATAGCATCAACGTCGTATGTTGCTGATGTAAATACTACGTTGTTTGGTGTAACCCAACCAACAGTGATAAAACCACCTAAGCTATAGTCATAGAAAATAAACCCAGAATCACCGGGGTTGGTGACAATGGTTGGGTTACCATTGATCAATTGTGGGGAACTTGGAGCAAAAGTTAACGCACCAGTTCCACTATTTCTAAATCCAATAAACCAACCACGAGAGAGTGTTGAAATGCTAGGCAAGTTAAAAGTACCGACACCAGATGTCCAGTTGTAGGTTGCTGCGCGGCTTGAATCTGTTATGGTTGGTACTACAGAAACATCAATAATATTTTGAGTTGTTGCCAATTGACCACTTACTGTGGTCAGACCAGCTCCAGCCAATGATGCTGCATCAGCAGAGGATGTGCCGGTACCAAAGGTCACATTGTGCCAAGTACCCGCCACTGTAGAATTATCTACTAAATAGAAATACTTTGATACTCCTGCAGCGATAGTAACCGAATTGCCACTTAAAAAGTCAGTTACGATAAATGAATTTGATCCTAAATTGCGAAATAGGATATCTGCACCTACAGTACCTTGGTCGCCCTCAGGAAGTGAAATAGTTAATCCACTAGTAGAAGGGGTGCAGTCAATAATACGAGCAGCTGGAATTTCAGCGCTGTTTACTGTGCTAGGCCATGAAAGCTGTGTGTTTGTACTAAAAGCTAATGCGTAATAAGATACGTCTGTTGGTGTTACAACAGTGCCTGTGAATGGTGAGGTATAAACTGGAGTTGTCATATATTAAGGTTCCTGAACCGAGGTATTGCGATCCACACGACGAGAATTGTCTTCTTTCTTGAGTGCAGCAAGTGCGTCTGTATAGTATCCCTTCCAGACAGGTAATTTATCAAGTGCCTTCAAATAGCCTTGAGCTTGTAATAAGGCACCGTAGAGCATGGCCTGAGGTGCAATGGCTGTCCATAAGTTTTGCTGATTAGAGGCATCTAACGGTTGAATCTCAGCGTAGTAAATAATTTCTACTGGATAGCTTTGGTCCGGTACCGGAGCAAAATTCCAGTTATTGTAATCATAGTCTGCATAATACAAAGGCTGACCAGTAGAAGATTCCGACTGGTATTGTGCAATATAGTCTTGACTGCGTAACAAGACTGGCTGCCCGTTAATCTTCATAGAAACAGTTTTACGCCAACGAGCCGGTTTATTTAATACTGACACGTTAGATGTAAGGTTAGTCTCAACCACAATAAGCTGTAAGAATGTCTTTAACTCAGCTGCAATAGATGACTCGGCCAATGCAATTAAGTTAGGAATCTGTGCCACAAAGTCAGCGTCATTACGCTCCATATATTGCTGGATGTTCAACACCAGCGAGTCATACGTCATTATTACGCTCATCTTGTGTAGTAGCTTATATTAGGTTGGAAATAGATTGGAGACTTGTCACGCTCTTCATTAGAGGCCTGCATGAACAGTTTTCCGGCTTGTGTTTCAAGATACTGGATGCGTGTCATATCAACGCCAGGAAGCTGCATAGATAATTT